GCTCTTAACTTGCTCTCTGGACAATGGCACGCCAAATAATAACGCTCGCCAAAGACAAGGGGAGACAAATGAATGAAATGTTAGAATAAGGTTAATTGTAAACTCTCAATGCGCTGTTTACCTTTCTCAAAGTACTCTTCGTCTATCTCGGTAGCAATACCTTTCATTCCCATATTATGAACGGCTTCCATACAGCTCATAGAGCCAGCAAAGAAGTCGGCTACTACTATCTCATTGTGGGGTTTGTCTTTGGGGATAACTAAGGCTAATAGACGTTCTAATAGGCGGACGGGTTTTTGAGTGGGGTGAATGGTGTTGTAGTGGTCGCGTACTTGCTTGATGATTGTTTTTTCGTTTAAACCATTGCTTATATTACTCATAACATAGACACAACGATCTCCATTTTGAAGCCCCTTATTTGCTACTACATTATTTTCTTCATTATGCTTTCTTTCTACAGAATTATACTCATAAATATTTCCCTTGATGATGCTCTTTTCATTCAATCCGTATTGAATAGATTGAATGACATTCACACAACGGTCTCCTGTTTGCTTATTTTGTGTTGCAATCGTATTATATTTAGTGAAAGTATCGCAATTATACCTATCAGTTCTAACGGGAGTATCTGTAGGCACTTTGTTATTTTCCAAAAATTCTAATACAGCATTAAGGGACTTTGTGTTTTTAAGAGCGGATTTCATTCTCTTTATATCTGTTACAATACTATCTATATCGTGCCCTTTCATTTCTAAATAAGGTACTTTCACCTTATTGATACCGCCCTCTTTTTTTGTAAGGATAGATATAGTTTCGTGTATGCGAGATATAGGCATTAGCGGACTTGATACATAACTTTTATCCCAAATCACCTCCTCTTTAAACAGAAAGCCTAAGTCGTCTAATATGGTATTCCAACGATAGAAAGATGTGCCACGCCCAAACATTACGATAAAGCCTTTTTTAGTAAGAAGGCGTTTGCATTCAGCAAAGAATTTGGGTTCGTCAAAAGGGCGTTCCAGCTTTTGGTTTTTGAGGTATAAGTACGGAGGGTCGATGCAAATTACATCAATACTCTCATCAGCAAGGGTTGCCATTACCTCTAAGTTATCGGCGTTGTATAATTGTATATTGTTCATTAGCTTTTTTGATTTGAAATTAGAGATTTAAAAAAAGATTTATGCGCACTCAATCTCCTTTCAAATCGGGTTGTTAATTATTTTTGTAAGGTTTTAACCTATAGTGATTTTCAAAGTCGATTAGCCATTGAGGCTTTTTTGTCTTTTTGTTTAAAAAGTTTAGCAGTTCTGAATGATACTTCTGAAATATGGTTATTAATTCTGCTTTAGGTGTTTCTCCTGCTAATATATTCAGGCGTTTTTGCGCTATATGAATATCTTGATTGAGTTTAATATTATGAGTGCTTTCCTCTGTATAACCTCCTATCTCCAACACCCACGCTAATAACTGACAACAGCGTGCATCTGAAAGTACTTTTATTCCCGCCTGTTCTGCTGTCTCTATGATTGATTTATATAGTGTTTTCATTTTTTCGTAACTATTACATAAAAAACTTCTGCAAATTTTTATTTAATGGTATATCCCATATTCTTTCCATCCTTCTTGTTGACAATTTACAGGCGTATAAAGGTCTGTATATACGAGGTAACGATAGAAGGTTGTCTTTGATACTTTTAGTTTTTTGGCAATGATTTTTTTCTGCGTACCCTTTTCTAATTCTTTGACGATCCATTCGTGTTTATCGGTACATTTTTGGTTGAGCCTACAGCGGAAACCTCTTTGCCTACCAAGTACCATTCCCTCTGCTTTTTTGCGTGCCAACGCCTCTTTAGTACGTTGGCTGATAAGGTTACGCTCAATCTCGGCTGATAGACCAAAAGCAAAAGCAAGTACTTTGCTCTGTATATCATCTCCTAAGCGGTAATTGTCTTTGATAGTCCATACACGGCACTCTTTGGTCATACATATATTGAGAATTTCCATTATCATAAACAAGTTACGCCCTAATCGTGACAGTTCACTGCAGATAATAATATCATCTTTTTTTACTTTTTTTAGCAACTTGCCCAATTGGCGTTTGCTATAACTTTTTGTTCCGCTAATAGTTTCTTCAATCCAATCATCTATTAACAACCCTTTCTTCACGCAAAAGTTTGTAATTTCAAATCGCTGGTTCTCTATTGTTTGTTTATCGGAACTCACCCGAATATATCCGTATACCATAATTATCAATTCATTTGTTTTAGCCCCCGCTCACGGCTCGAACGTGAGTGCTTGCCTATCGGGGTGCACAATGGACAAAAATTACAACGTTTCTTATTTTGTGTTAAGGAATTTATTAATGAAATAGGTTTGCCCTTTACCAGTTACTTTTGGTGTTTTATTCACTGTAATATGCCCGTCTGAATGGGTGATGCTTGTTTCTTTGATTTCAAACAATCCTAATTCCATTGCTTTTTGTGTAGGCATATTGTAGTCAGTGCCTTGTCGTGTGATAAGGTAGCCGTTAGAGCGTAACCACTCAAACAGCCTATTTTGCCCCATTTCCACGCCATTTTGCTTGATAATTTTAGCAAGTTCGCCTATCAGTATAGATGTTTTTGAGGCACTAACAGCATCGGCAAATAATACCTTTGGGGCTTGCGCTTGCAGTTGCTTTTGTTGCGCTTCTATCTTCTCGGCTTGTTCAGCTGCTAATCGCAATGCTTCTGAAAATGATTGAGGAATTTGTTGGTGCGCTTGTTCTTTTGCTCTTAACTGCTTTTCACACTCAATAAAATATTGACGAGCCATTTTGCCTCTTTCAGAACGTTGCAACATTGCAATCTCTTTGGCGCAATCCAATGTAAGGGCATAGTCCTTTACGGTTGTACCACCTATGCTGTTAGGGTGATTAACAAAAAAGTTAGTCGCCTCAAAATCAATGTTTTCAGCAAAATCATATTCAAACATTCTATCAATCCACATAGTGAAAGGAGTTTGAACTTCTAAAAACTTGTGTAATTCCCTTGCAGATACAGCACGTTTGCCATTTTGTTCAGTGATTTTAATCAACTCTTGCATAGGTTGATAATTTGTATTTGTTATTTCGTACATAGTTAAATAATTTTAGATGTTAGTAATTCCTTTGAGAAGAAAATGAAGTTATCCAAATTCGTGAAGTCGTCAGCGGTTAGACAACTTGCAATGCAGTCGTCAATCGTCTGTATTTGCCACAATATAGAGTATAGGTTATCCTTTACCCTGCTTTCTGGCAACTTGTCCATTACCTCATTAAAAAGGTCTAAAAGGTGATTTTTCGTTTGGGTAAGATTGTAGATTTTACCCTCTAAATCCATTCCGATGTGTTCTACTTTCGGTAGGATTTCTAAAAGTGAAGTGTGGGCAGTTTTCGCACTGCAAGGCGTGTCTATGCAATTACTATTATTCATTGCATTAACATTTTCATCGTACTTTGGCATTTGCGAATGAAAATATTTATTAGTAATAAAATAGGAAAGGCTATCGCCCCCTTTACTCGCCAAAGTACATTTACTATTCTTTTCAGTATAGCAAACCGCAGGGTTATGATAGCCTATAATATTTGCAACATTAGCTGTTGCAGTATTGACATTAAAAAATGCTAATACTGAAATAGAACTAAAACATACTTTGGCGAAGTATGGTGCAAATGTACGACTATTTTTAAAACTAACAAACATTTTCATTCGTTTTTTCATTGCTTATTTTACTTTAAAACTTGCTTATTTATATCTTCACTTTGATATTCAGTGTTTTATAACTTGTTTTTATCCTTGCTTAACGAGGGAGAAAACTTGCTTAATAATATTTTCCTTGTAAATTATTCACTTGCTTTTCAATTTCATTCAGATACGCCAAATCATCAGGCGTTGGTAGGTATATACCTGCTTCCTTGCTGGCATAATCTCTGAAATTATCAATGGCGATTGTCATTTCCTTAGTGTCCAAACTCGCTGTACTTCGCCACGCTTCACGTATCTCACCAGTTTTGCGGTTAGCGTATTCAGTTCTGAATATCTGAGGGTTCACAATCTTCTTGAACATCTCTTGCTTCACGTATTCGGGAGTCTCACCATATTCTAATGCGAACCACGCAAATAAGAGGTGGATGTAATTGTTCTGTGAGTAGGTGCGTTTAGGCTTCTTCTCTATGATTTCAAAAGTCTTTTTCTTTTCGATGAGAAACGCTAAACGCTCTTTTGCTCTTTGTATATCAAACTCGTTGGTTGCGTTGAAAATCATACTTTATTATCTTTGAAAGCAAGGCAGGACTCGAACCTGCTACTATCCCTGATTGATACTTGCTTTTTGTTTTGCCTTAAAAAGGCATTCCGTCATCTTCTTGTGCTGGTGCTTGCCCTATATTGTTAAAAATTTGCCCCTGCTGATATTGCGGTTGCCCTTGTTGCGGGTACGCTTGTGCTTGTTGAGGCGGTGCATAACCTTGGGGAGGTTGTCCGTAACCTTGGGGAGGTTGCTGGTACTGTTGTGTAGGTTGCTGGTATTGAGGTTGCGCTACATTCGTGGTTTGAATGAGTTCTATTTTCCAACCTAATACCGTATTGAAGTACTTAACCTCACCTTGCGGACTTGTCCATTCACGACCTTGCAAGTTAAAGTGTACTTTTACCTTTTGCCCTACTTGTAAGGTGTCCAACAATGCGCACTTGCTCTGTGTGAACTGAATGATAATATCATTAGGGTATTGCTCCTCCGTTGTGATAACCAAATCACGCTTCTGAAAGCCATTTTGTCCTACTGTTTCAGTAGCAAATATTAATTTAATTTGTCCTTGTATTTCCATAGTTATAATAAAGGTTTTGCGATTTCTAATAGTTCTCTTTGTTCTTCAAGGAATTTGTCTCTTATTTCTGGAGTTTTGAATGTTAATACACGAGGGTAATTTCCTCTACAATCACCAATGAAATTATAACCATTATCTACTTTAATATAGATAATACACTTTAAAGAACTATCACTCCAATCAGGCTGCCAACCTTCATTATAATAATATATAAGGATAATAAGTTTTTTTAATGCTTCAAATGCTTCATAGTAAGAGTAATTAATGAAGTTCTTATCTATTTCATTTGGTTCTCCAATAAAAGAAGTTCTTCCTTTTT